GGAGTCGCGCGTCATCAGCCATTCAATGTCCGACGGAGTCATTGTCATGAGCCAAACCTCACCAATTTCCACGTCACTCGCCGCCACTCGCCGCCAAGAAACTGGTACTCAGGCGGCCCCGTGAACTTGAACAGCGCAATCTGACTTGTGTCAGGGTCAATCATCTGGAAAGGTTCGACACCTTGGCCAAGGACGTCCTTGTAGAAGATGTTGGCCGCCTCATACTCGTTGCGGTTCAATTCCCCCTGATATGTCACTTCATCGTCAACCACCGACGACCGTGGTCGCTCAATTGCCCACCGGCTGCGGACGTCTGGACCGAAGCTGATGACATCGCGACCGGACGTGACGCTGCTGCCGGCCTTTGAGAACACCACACGAGTGAGCGCGAGGGGGAGCAATGCAACCATCAGCGCGTCACCATCGTCTGCTTCATGCCATAGCCAGTTCCAAGCATGCTAGGAACCTGCTTGCTGATTTCTTCGCGCGCGATTGCGCGCATCGTGATCACCATCTCATCCCCACGGCGGTCGATATTTTCAACAACGGGCCTCTCGGCGCCGTGGTATTCGATACTGATCTTCATGGGGCCGGTTTGATTTGCGGCGCCGCCAACAGCCTGAACACCGAGCTTGCCGTTCGCCGCACGAGTAAGCGGCATGATGGCCTCCGGCCCCGCTTCTCCCATCACGCCGAGCTTGCCACCGGACACGCCGCCATAGGCAAACATCGTTGGCTTGGAGACGATAGAGTTGGTGAACGCGCCACCATTGGCAAAAGCCCCGCCTTTGGCCCAAAGCCCACCGCCAGACAGAGTCGCCATATCTGCTCCACCAGATCCCGGTAGCAGGTGTTGCAGTATCTGCATCATGGCCATCCTGTAGGCAAGCTTCGCCAAATCCCCGATCATGGAATCGATCATTGAAGAGAATTCCAGTTTTCCTGTTCTGGCGAAGTTGACCCACACATCCTCGAGCCCAGAAAAGGTATCCGTCATGAGGTCTTTTGCTGGCGTTGCAAGGTCGGCGAGTTCTGAGAATGCGCTGTCGAAGCCCTGGCTAAGTCCGTATGTCAGCGATTTTGACTTGTCCTCGAGCGCCTGAAGCGCATCATAGGCCTGCCGGAAGGCATCGGAGTCTCGAGAGAAGCCCATGCCATCGAGCTTCTTCATGATGTCCGCCTGAGAGCCAGGCATGTCCATGTAAGAAGATTCGCGCGCGGTATCGGTGAGGAGCTTTTGCAGCGTGATCTGCTGGTTAAGCCTTGCTACTTCCTCGTTCTTCTTTTTGAGCAGTTCATACTGCTTCTCATCAAAACCAAGGTTGTTGTCCTCTGCCTGCTTCAGTAGATCTAGATAGGTTTGCAGATTGGCCGCTTCGATGTCACGCTGATAGGCCGACGCGCCGACAAGTTTTAGCTCAAGTTCCTTTTGGCTTACATTGTCGTTTGCAGCGCGCAACCTTGACCTGTTCTGGTCATCTATGGCCTTGGCCGCCTGCGCATAGGCGATTGCGGAAGCCTGCATCACGCGGACATCGGCCATATTGGCGCGCGTCAGGTCGCCATAGATGGCCAGCGCCTCTTGCTTGGCAGCCAATGCTGCCTTTTCGGCCGGGGACTTGGCGTTGATCGCCTCAAGTTCCAACCTGTTGCCCTGAATCGCTCTCTCAACCTCAATGTTCGCCTGCGCGAAGGCCATGGCATAGGCGTGCTGCACACGCATGGACGCCTCGGTGGCGTCGACGCCTGAATTCATCAGAGAGATGCGCTCAGCTTCAGCGGCGGCGGCGGCCTTCTGTGCCGGCGTCACAGCATAGAGCGAAGAGAGTTCATTCTTCTGCGCTGCCGCCAACTTTCCAGCTTCAGCGTCAAGAGCGGCGAGCGCATCTCGATACAGCAGTGCACCCTGGGCGGCGAAGTCCGTCCCGGAATAGAAGCGCTGCAAGGCTTCATTCGTCTCATCAAGCTTTTCTCGGGCCGATCTCGTATCGGGGATAAAGCTTTGAAGAGACTGAATTTCTGGAGCCTTGCCGAGAAGCTTTTGCGGATCTCCATAGAGGTCATAGAGCTTGCTGGCGATTGGATCCAGCGAACGGGATAGGGCATCTGACTGTCTTTGCAGCCTGTCCATCGCATTCGTTAGCCGAATTACTTTGCTTGCGGCTTCTTCGTTGCCGTCAGCCAAAGAAGCAATCCTTTCCTGAAACGCCGTGAGGTTGCCCTCTCCAGACGCCAAGGTCTTCCGGAGGTCTTCAATAGCCTCACGAAATGGTAGGTTTTCTTTGTTGGCCACAGCGCCGAATTTGCCGCCGACAACAACTTTTGGCTTGATACTATCAAGAAGTTCCGTGATTTGATTGTTAAGATTTTCACGGGTTCTCTTGACGTCAAGACCAACGGTCAGCTTTAGTGCCGCCTCCGATCCAGAATTTATCTGCCCGACTTCATACCCGATGTTCCGGTACATGTCGCGGACCTGCCCAAGCAGTTCCTGTTGGGCCTTCAGCGCGTCCTCGACCGACCGGCTGCCAGACTTCATTTGGCTGAAGGCATAGACGGCGCCGGCCACCAAGGCGGCGAACGCCACGACGGCGAGGTTCACAGGGTTCGTGAGATAGCGCACAAGCGCCAAGCCAAGTTCCTTGACGCCGCCACGCAAGCCATAGGGGCCCAAGATGTCGGCAATCTGCATGCCCTGCTGCATGATAAGCAGGAATGGAGACTGGCCGGATGCCAGCATTACGCCGACATCTGACAGCTGATAGCCGAGGTTGGCCACCTCAAAACGCGAAAGTCGCGTTGCAGTTCCGGCCCTCTTCACCCACTCTTGCTGCTGCTGGAAGGTGGCGGTGGCCTTGGCACTGGCCGCCGCGAACTGGTCTTGGGTGATGTATCCAGCCCGGAGCAATTCACCATACTCCGCCATCTGGGCGTTCAGGCGATTTGCCACCTCCTGCATGGGATTGAGCGTTGCCAGAAGAGCGGCGGCGCTAGCGCGCATGCGGTCCTGCTCGGCGGCAGCCTCCTGAAAGGCTTCAGCGCTTGCCTTGGCCGCCCCACTTGACCCAGATCTTACACCTAACAAGGCGTTGATTTCGGTTTGGTCTACCAGCTTGATCGGTTTCGACCCTATAGACTGCAATTCCTGTTTGAGCCGGGCAATCTGGGCGCGGTAAAGGTCAATGTCTTGGTGGCGAGACAGAGCGGCACCAGCCGCTTCTACGGCATCCCTGAACTGGAGAAGTGCAGCGCGTCCAGGGTCAACATCACGCACGATGTCTCGATACTCAGTGCCGGTCTTGGCCAAAGCCTGAGCATTGATAGAGAGCGCCGCATTGACACGACGTACCGCTTCCTCTTCACGACGCGACGCCTCCTCATGCGCGGCCATAGCCGCCATGAAGTCGGATTTTGCCGTGTCAGTAGAGCGAGATGGCTGGGCTGTTACCCCAAGCGCGCGGTTGACATTCGCTTGGGCGGCCATGCGGGACTGAGCTTCAGCAACAGCCTTGGCCGCCGACACATAGCCCTGCTTCGCCAGTTCCGCGGCATTGGCACTGCGTTGGAACGCGGCTTCAATGCCCATGACCATCTGCACAGCACGCTCAAAGGGAGTGCCCTCGCCCATGGTCCGGTCGAGAGATTGCAGCTCCTTGTGGAAGCGGGCCATTTCTGTGTAGCCAGGCAGCCAGGCCCGCGACATGCGGGCCATGCTGGCGGGCAAACGATCGAGATTTGCGTCCGTTGCCGCCCATTTCTGGTTTAGGTCACGGAACGAGTCCACCAGGTCACGATTGCTATCGCGAACTTGCTGCGCGCCGCGAGCATAATTGCCCGCGTCCATCTCAGCGGCGATACGGAGTGACCTTAGTTGAACGACCATGTTCCTGCTTCTGTTTCTCGATTGCCCAATTCAGGTACTCAGCATCAATTGCTTTGATCAGACGGTGAAACACCGTCAGTTCAGCGCCGCAAATGCCGTGATCCCGCGCGAACGCACTAATCGCCGGGTATGGTATGGCCCCAATGCCGCCCATGCCGTTGAAAGCACGGTCATCACTCAGAAGGCGCCAAGAGGATAGATAGAACACCAAGTGCGACTCGATTTTCGGGCGGGGCGGGCGAACGCCCCTGGTAGCCCGAAGATGCTCGGCAAAGGCCGGGTCCTCGTCTGCAACGTCTTGAAGAAATTTGTCGTCAGCGCCCTGCCCTGAAAGATCCCAGAGCAGGACGGCTCTCAGTTTTTTGCGGCGTCCTCAATCCGTTCGACCTGCAGCTTGCCGACCAACTCAGCGGCAGCCAAGATGTCGTCCAACAAAGGACGCGCCTCGAGGCTCGTAAGCTCTTCCCTGGCGATTTCGTGCGAATACGGGACATCAAAGCCGGACCAATCCAAGAGAATGTGATCAAGTACCAAACCCGCACGCGCCCGATGGAGCGCGTCTTGATCAATTTCCTTGTCCGAGATCTTCGCAGAATCGGCAAGACGGCGAAGGACGGAACTCAGCGCCGCCTGATATTCAGGCGCGTTGATCGACTTCAACAAATAGCGCACACCGTCAAACCGGGGAGAACGCTGCCAGTCTCCCTCGCGCTCCTTCTTGATGTCAACCCGCACACTCTTCAGCTTAATAGCCATTTCAAAACCTCATGGTGAGGGCGGGCCGCCGACTACAGCCCGCCCTCTTTGACGTCAAAGTCCTGCGTCAACGCAGAACGTCGATCCGGAGAGTCGGCTCCGGAATTTCAGGATCAGTTTTCCAGGTACTCGAAGCGATTGATCTGGATCTGAGCGCCCGTCATTGCGTCATACGACGCCATGAACTGCAACTCCTGCATCACGTCCGTGTTCTCGCCAGAAACCTGTGGCGTGGCCCCGCCGTTGTATGTTGCTGCAGGGACATCGAAGACCACGGCCTGGTTGTTCTTGAGAATGGCCGCGCTGATCGAAGTCAGCGTGCCCGCCAGGAACTTGTTCATGAGCGTCAAATCGCCAAAGTATCCTGAATATGAGCCTGTGACGTCGCACGCCCCGTTCACAATCGAAACAGGAGTGCCACTGTTGAGGCAATCTCTTTGCCTCAAGTTGTTTTTGATGCTCAGGGTCAAAGACTTGGCACAATTGGGAGTGCCGAGCGCTGCGCCACCTTCAGAGACGCGAGCCACGTTTGCATTGGTGGCCATTGGCTCATTCAGTATTGCCGGGTCGTAGGTGGTATCCAGCGCCGTTGTGCCTGCGACGGCAGAAATGCCCACGTACCCAACGCTCACCATGGCATTTGTTTTGGATTTGAGATCCAAATCATAGGTGTCAACAACCTGCCCGGTGTAGGAGATGTGAGACGGGGGCGACTGGCCAAGGAACGATTCCTCGAGTGTCTGGGGAATGATCGATTGACCGTTCTTGATCGTATCGCCGAACCAGATGCTGATAGTTTTGCCGGTTCCCGCATCCACTGACCAGCCGGCGGGAAGGTTGTCCAGGGTCAGCGCCGTGGCCGTAATGGCTGTGATCCTGGCGAAACCACGATCAGACGCCGTGGCAAACTGCGTGATGGCCGTAGCACCTCCTATGTTGATCCACTGACCAACCTGAAGACCGAACAAGGTGAAATTCAAGGCCGTAGAGCCAAGACCGGTTGCTGTAGCGGTAATATCTCCTGCGGTCCCCTGTAGGCCAACGACCTTGATGCGAGCGGTTCCCGGTGGAGCTGCCTCGGCAACAAGGCCGGCGCTGAAGGCGGGGACGGTCGCACTTCCAGTGGTGCAGATTTTTAAGCCGTTGTTTGCCGCGTTTGTAAAGCCGGACATGCGAACGAGTTGGCGTGCCACGAAAGACGTGCCAGTCGTCACGGTGACGACTCCAGTCACCGCGACGTCCGAGATCACAGAGTCGGCGGTGCCGTCATTGTCCCTTGAATTCGTCTCGACCCATTCCGCCCCAAGTGCGGAAACAATGTCAGTCGATTCTGGAGAGTTGGGGGTGGGGTAACGGAACTGAGCCGTCACAGGTCCGCCGGAAGACGAGAACACAAGCGTCGGCGCAGGGCTCATGCGATCGTCTCGGATCGTATCAGGGTCAAGATATTCGGGGGTGAAGGTCAACCCGCTGGTGCTGAAGTTCTTGATCCTCATGCGCGGTGAGGCGGGCGTAACACCTACCTGGCTCTCACGAACAGAGGAAAGGCGGACGCGGTTAGACGATGTCATTGTTCAATCTCCTTGGCTGCTTTCTTCGCGGCGGGCTTGGGGAGGTCGGACTCCAGCACTCCGATGTTGATGAGTTCCTCCACCGTGAGCGAGCCGCGTACGTCTTGCTCCGAGACGTCTTGGCCTGGGATCAGGCGGCGATGTGGAAGGTTGTGGGGCTTCAAGACTCTCATTGGTTCACTGCTCTCCAATCAATGGTTACGGGGACGACGAACCACCCACCAACGTCATTGTTGAAGGGGTTGCTCGCCACTGTTGCGTCAAGAAATTCAAGATCACCATTCAGCGCCACGTAGCCGCGGAAAATCTTCGCCAACTCAAGAGATGCGCCGTAGACTTCGTTGATGTCCCACTCCAAAGGGGCCATCAAGAATAGTGAAACCGTGCCGTCGCGGTCCCATCGATTGGCGGACTGTGTCTCCGCTCCAATCGACACCTGTCCGTAGACATTCCCGTCAAATTCGACCTTGAGAAACGGAACGTCAGGTACGTTCTGCCACTTCTCATTTGGCCACTGAATCGAGGTGTATATCCACTGCGAAGCAATGCGCTCCCGGATAGCAGACCATACCGGGTCACTCAGCCCTGTAATGGGCATGTCAATCTCCCATTGTCAGGACAAGGCTTGGGTATGTCATCAGAGCGCCCGCCCTCGTGTCCTTGTAAAGTTTGCGGCGGCTGTTTTGGCGAATACCGCGGCGAAAAACGCCGCGTAGAACGTAGCCATTTGGCAAATGGATCATGGCGGCCCTGATTGTGACCAGGTTGCCAAAACGCCTCATCATGGTCTTGCGCGCATCTTCCACAACATGTGGAGGAACACTCATGTCCATGAACCCAACATCAATCTTCCGGCTGTAAGGCTGGTCATTCGTCAAAACCACCCGCGCTTGCGCAGAGATGCTGTCATAGTCGGTGACGCGCACGTCATCGACCATGCAGTACCAGGAGTCCTTGTATCTGCCGGAGCGCACAGGAGACCGATCGCGCAATGTCTCCAAGCCAAACTCAATGATGTCGCGCCACCATCGAAACAGGTAGACAATCGGCCCTGGCGGATCGACCGCCTCTTCCTCAATGCCAGCGCGACCGTTCACGAACTTGTCATAGAGAGGGCTCCCCTCTCCCCGGTCCACTGCGTCGGACAGAGACGCTCGAGCGAACCGCGCCAGGTCCCGGCCAATAACTTCAGGCGCCAAGTCGGCCGTCGCCATTGTCAGCCGACGGTTGAGTTCAGCATCCGTCCACCTTGGCATCAGACGCCGCCAATGTTGCCCTTGGCATAAACCTCCATCCGCACCACAACATTGTTCACGCGGATGGCGTTTGTGTACTGCACGACATGGTGCAGGCCGTTGTAGTAAATTCTGTCGCCATTGGCAGGTATCTGCGGGTCCGTCACGCGAAACCCCGAGCCTGTCGGAGATTGCCCAGATGGCCAGCCAGCGGCGATAATCTGCGTGGTGGACATGATGCACCTGAGTTCCGACTGAGTGCTCCCGGCAATGTTGGGATCAGGCTTGTTGACCACACGCACTGCGGCGCGGACGGTGACAGTCTGCTCAACCCCAGACACCTTGCGCGAAAGCGTAACGTCGGTGCCGGCATCCAAAAGGAAGGCGTCTAGGGCAGCGATATGGTCCATCAGCAACTCAATCGGCGATAGGGTGAAATGAGAGACAGAACGTCAGGTGGTAGTTCACCTCCACGGCCAACTCCCCCCACCCAATAGTCAACTGACTGAACGTCAGGCACCTCAATTCTCTTTGCAAGGACGTCCCTGCGTGAATACGAATACGCATAGGACACCATCAGCAAACACGCCTGTTCCAAATCCCGAGGGGCACCGGAGGAAAGAGAGTATCCTCCGCTATAGGCGACTTC